TATCTGTGACAAGACTTACGAGGGCACCGTCCGCAAAGTGTCCATCGAGATCGACGTGCCGGACTTCAACATGGATGTCGACTACTTCGAGATCAAGCTGGCAAACGGTCTCAACAAGGTCGTGCTGCACCGAGAAGACCTCGTGAAGATGGAGGATACCTGGATCATGTCTGTCGACACGGCACAACTTGGCGAGGGTATGATTGCCTGCGTCGTCACGGCGCACATTCCGGATGGCGATTATCCTAACGGAATACGTCCAGAGGTGATGCGCTTCAACCTCATGTTCGTCGATGGCCATGAATGAGATTTCGAAGGGTTGCATGACCGTTCGCATCGGGCTTGCCGTCCCCGCCGGAAATGTCAACATCGCGGCTGCGGGTCGCGGCATGACAGTGCGCGTAGCACTCGTGTGCGAGTCGAAGAAATACCTGAGTGTCGAGCCGGAGTACATCTGGCTCGTGCCTGAAAACATGTTCGCCGATGACGTGAACGTCCTGACAAACTCCAACTGGCAACTTAACTAATTATCAATAACAACTACTACAATGGCAAAAGCATCATGGCTTAACACCACCCCTTCGTCCGGCAGCGGCAATAGCGTCATCGCCAACAGCGCGAATCCGCATACCGGGCGCGTAGCACGCTCAACCGTCGTCACCGTGACGGCGGCTGGCGTGACAGACCCCGTGACGTACAACGTCACGCAAACCCCGAAGGCCGAGTTCGCATCGTTTGACAACGGAGCGGAAATGTCGGCGTCCAAGGCTGGCGGCACCGTCACCGTCACCGGCAAGTCCAATTCACAGAAGCTGACCTTCTCCTGGGCGGGCCAGGTCACGGACGTGCAGATTCCCGCCAATTATACCGCAGCGGGCGCCCAGACGGGCAACGGCGACAACATCGCGGGCGACCCCGGCGCAGTGGCAGAGTTCGCCTTCGCGATCGCGCTGACCTTCCCGGCTAACGCCACGATCGCGGAAATCACCCGTGCCCTCATCGTCACGGACAATGCAGGCGACAGCGTGCAGATCGCCATCGTCCAGGCCGCAGGCGATCCCGTCATCAGCGTCAGCCCGACGGAGATCACGATCCCGCAGGCCGGTACTGCAGTCAACGTCAACGTCACCTCGAACACCTCTTGGAGCGTGTCGTAACCATTCATGTCGGAGGGGCCGGGCGCTGATGCCCGGCCTCAGTCCGATACTGTACGAAATTGATATGGCACAGAGAGTGACAATTCCGTGGACGACCGGCACGGGCAACATTTACCTCGACTTCGACGATGCTCGGGGGAACCAGGTCGTGGCAGTGAGCAGCGATGCTAACCCGCTGCTGACACAGCGCACGCAGATTCTGACATTCACCGCTGTCGGCGTAAATCCCGTGTACCTGACCGTCAAGCAATCACCAAAGAGGGGCGACTTTGATCAGTCCTTCGATATGTCATTCACTATTAATTACTGATTATGTCAAATTACGCAGGACTAAAGGCCGCGCTCGACGCGGTGATAAGAACTAACCAGCAGAACGCGATCACGGGCGACATTCTCAATGCCGCCCTCGACGATATGATAGACGCTCTTGGCGCGGGCTATCAGTACATCGGCAAGGCGACCACCTCGACGAATCCCGGAACGCCGGACCACAACGTGGTGTATCTGGCGCATAACACGACTGACAGCACGGCCACCTACACCAACTTCGGCAATTTAACGCTCGCCGCCGGTGAGATCGCACTGCTTAAATATAACGGGTCGTGGAGCAAGGACACGGCGCTGACCATAACGGGTGGCCCAGAGTACGTTCCGGATTCGGAGAGCATCGTCTACCCCGTGTCGTCCTCCGCATCCTACAACCCAGTCACAGAAAACATATCGTTTGAAACCTTTAACGCTCAATAACCATGTCACAAGAAGCTAAAACAATAACCATCGGCGGCGTACCCATCTATCTGAAGGACGTCGAAGCCCGCGAACGCCTCGCGGCCCTGGAGAAATACACCAACGCCAAGGCGGAGTTCACCCTTGAGCAGAGCAGCGCACCCACCTTCGCCGTGTCGAACAAGATTGTGGCGCAAGCCTACGCCGCCGCAATGGGAGGCTATCTCTTCTATGTAAAGGATGGGTCGGTATATGCCGCGAAGATGAACGATGGATGGACGGCTTTCGCCGACGGCACACCCATCACCTCTACCATCCGCGCCAACACCGAAACGATGATCCACGTCCCGGATTGCCATTTCATCGGAAACAACAAGACCCTCGCCTTCGGTGGCCTCTCTGAGATTGAAGGGGGCCATATCTTCGGCTCCCCGCATTGGGTGGGCGCATACCAGATGTCGAGCGGCGGTCACTCCCGCCCCGGAAGCGGAAGCATTCACTCGAAGACAATGACGGAGTTCTGGAATCTCGCCCAGGCCATCCATACGGATTTCGGCCTTGCGAACTTCGGGTTCCATTGCCTCATCAATGCGCTGTACCAGGCTATGTTCGGCAACCTCAATTCCGAGTACGTGCTTTCCAATGGCAACTCACGTTCCTCCGCATCGTGGGATGCGTTCCGAGACCTCGCCCACGGATTGGCCGATTCCATCGGCAATGGCAGCGGATGTGTGTCTGCCGTTGACAGCGCAAGCGTGACGAGATATATCACGAAGCTCTGCGGCTTCGAGGACTTGTTAGGAAAACTCTGGGAGTTCCGTTCCGGCATCCGCTTCTACATGGACAACGATGTGCGCCACGCAGTGGTTTACGATGGCAACCAAGTGTCGAACTCCGCGCAGGGCCGCGACATTAGCGGCGTTCTTGCGAGCGCGTCCGGCCAGTATACAACCGCTATGGAACTCGGAGAGTATTGGGATATGCTGCCTAAGACCGTTGGCGGTGACAGCGACTCCTATTATTGCGACGGCTATTGGGCCTCCACCGGAGGTGAGCTCCTGCTTGTCGGCGGTTACGCGGATGACGGTTCGCAATGCGGTCTCTCGTACGCGGGCTCGAATGACGGTTTCTCGGGCGCGAATGGCGGCCTCGGGGCTCGGCTGGCCTTCTACTCCGACCCCACAATTGTAAGCGGAGAAGCGCTCGTGGCGATGATGGCGTAAGCCGTCGGCGACACGAGATGACCCTAAAAATCTAAAGTAACCTCAAAACAAACACCCGGACGGGAACCCGTTCTTTGACATCCTGAAACATCGAAAGCATCTTCCTCCCCGCAAGGGGTGGTAGCAAGCACTTAATAGAACGCTTCGACGCAAGGCTTGGTTTTGTTATGCAACCTTCTTCTTCCGAGCCTTGCGCGGCGTAGGGGGCCGCGAGGCTCCCGAAAAAGGGAACATACTATGGAGCTCCTGCTTGTCGGCGGTAACGCGAATAACGGTTCGCAATGCGGTCTCTCGAACGCGAGCTCGAATAACGGTTTCTCGAACGCGAATGACAACATCGGGGCTCGGCTGAAATTCACACTTAAAACGGAAAACGACGCATCCAAAGAAAAGATGGTCACATAGTTGAGCCTGTCTCGATGGAGGGGAAACCCGACAGAGCAAACACGAAAGGCGTAGGGTATGAGGGCATCGTCCCAACAGAATCCCATCACGCAAGTAAGCAAGTCAGTTGTACGACTATACCGAAAGCCTGATAGCCGAAAAGTGTAGAAGGCCAAGGAACGATGCGCGATGTGGAGGGGGTCACATAATACATCACACGATGGAACGTGATCTGGCATATAAGCGGAAGGCAAGGCTTCGTGGCAAGAGCCGCAAGGTAAGGATAGAGGGCGTCTATCAGATGAACAATCTGGTAGCCGCCGACTACTATGCCAGAAAGGGAAAGGGCCGTCACAAGGGTGTTCGTACTTTTGACAGAAACCGGGTCGAGTTGCTTGAGAGGCTGCAATCGAGTTTGAGGAATGAGACCTACCATACATCCCAAGGAATAGAAATAGATCAGTTGTGCCCTTGCGGGAAGGTGAGGAGGTTGCACAAGCTGCCCTACTATCCCGACCATATCGAGAACCACGCCTTGATGCAAGTCATTATGCCGACGATGATGCGCCATTACTACTACGACAGCAGCGCAAGCATTGAAGGCAAGGGGATACACTTCGCTGCCCGGAGGGCACGGAAATGGATTGACGCGCATCGCTACGCCGGGCGGATATGGTATGTCAAGCTCGACTTCGTGAAGTTCTATCACAACATCGACCAACGGAAGTGCTATGACAGCCTGACCCGCAAGTTCGGAAACAAGGGCATCCGCCGCCTCCTCTGGGAAATCGTCACGGCTTGTGAAAGTGGTCTCGGCATTGGGTTGTACCCCATACAACCGATAGCGAACTTCTATACTTGCGACCTATGCCGCGAGGTGATGAGGCGGTACGGCGTGTTCCTCCTCATCTATTGCGATGACATCGTGATAATGGGCACCGACAAGAAGGAGATATGGAAGGCCGTCAACTTCGTCCTCGAATACGCATCGAAGGTGATGTGCCAACCCCTCCACGAGAACATCGGGATGCAAGTGATAGATGAGCGCCACGCCCTCGACTTCGTTGGATACCAGTTCTTCATCGACCATACCCTCATCCGAAAGAGGATGAAGGCGCGGTTCAAGAGGAAGATGGCCCGCATCACGAACCCGGAGCGCCGTTATCGCGTAGCCGTGTCGTATCGCGGGTGGCTTATGCACTGTGACGGACTAACCCTTTGGCAGAGGACAATGAATATGAAATCATTCAAGGACATAAAAGTACCCAAATACGAGCGTCGTGACGCGCAAGGAAAACGCATCATCGGCGGCTCCAAGACAAGCATCGGCATGCTTACCGAACAACAACTGGAATTTCTTG